TGAACGATATTTCTGGAAGTGGTAACTTCTTTAATAAGACGCACAATGGTATTAGTGTATTCAGAGATAAAAACGATGATACAATGCCAGTAGAAGCCCACATTCAAAAAGTTAAATTTGAGTTTGTAGGTCGTTTAGGGGTTGCGAAATTAGATTATGATAGGTTTACTGGTAATTACTCAGATGCAAAAACGCAAATAGATTCAGAATATTAAGATTATGGAAAAGAAAAGAAAATAAAAAATCAGATTTGGAAAACAACAAGGTTTGTTGTGAATAAAAAAGGAGAGTTGGTTTGTCTTATGCTTAATAGGATCAATTTTCATGTTGAAGATGCTCTTTTTTTAGAATCAATTAAATAAAAAAAGGCAACTTGTGAGGTTGCCTAAAAACTTAAAATTAAAAAACTCTTATGAGCGAATCAAAAGAATTGACACGACAAAAATACGAATTTTCGACATTAATAAAAGATAAGAATACTATTTTATTTCTTGCTTTCTTGAATGTAATCGCAAACACACAAAAGATTTCCTTTACTTATGTAAAGCACTCATTCGCTTTTCCTTCCTTAGTTGAGCAAAGTCCAGCCGAAACAATCGCTTTCCTTTTTGCGTGGTTGATGACAATAGTAATTGTAATCAGTTTAGAACTTTCAATATTGCTTTTTGTAGCAAAAGGCGTAAGATGGTTAGGAGCTTTATTTGCTTTCATGGTTTTTCTTCTTAACCTAAATTACTTCACAGAGCCTTATCTTTGGACCAGTCCAGCCGTTTTAATTGGTCCTGAATTAGTAGTAAAGTTTGGAATTGATTTAATACTTTCGGCACTTTCTCCAGTTGTTGTGTTTGCTTTTAGTGAATTGTATGTAAAGGAAAACAACGCACAGACAGAGGAAAAACAAAAAGATGTACAAAATGATTACGAAAGAATTATAAGCGAACTAACAACGGAAAACACACTAAATAAGCAATTATTAAGCAAGGTTGAAAAGCAGAAAACAGAAAGCGAAGCGAATAAAGACAAATTGAATCGGTTTTTAAGTGCTTACCAGCAAGATAGGAAGCAAAAGAAAGCAACTATTAAGCAGATGAAAAAAGATAATGAGCAAATTATAAGCGAATTGATGATGTATAAAAGCAGGTTTGTTTGTTCAGGTTGTGGAAAAGAATTTGAAACACAAAACAGTTTGCAAGGTCATAAAAATAAAAGTAATTGTAATAATTAAATAAATAGAATCATGGAAAATCAAGTAAAAACAGAAGTAGCAGTAAAAAAAGTAGCACCTCATTACATGGCTGTAAATCCTCCAAAGGAACACGTAACAGTTGTACGTCCTAATTATTGCCAAAGTAAAAAGCAATGGAGTACAAGAGTAATAAATGAGAAAGGGGAGCAAATAAAATGCTTTACTGATAAAGACAAAGAAAAAGTGTTGATTGAATGGAGAAAATTAATGAATGATTTCCATAAAGTAAAGAAGGCAAAGTTATGATTGATGTTATAGGCAAATACTATGCTTTTAGTGATTTGAGTAAGGAAGGGAGTTTTGAGGAAATAGCTGAATATTGCGCTTATGGAATAGTTGAAAGTTTCCACGAAACACCAGACAACCCAACTTTTAGCGAAAAAGATATGATTGTGGTTTATTTCAATCCATTTACTGGTAATTTCGATAGATGTTGGCGAGGTTTTAAGAAAGTAGAATTGTTTGAAATAGAAAAACATACTCATGATTTATTAAAAGAAAGGTATGATAATTTGGGTAAAATTGAATGGTGATTGAAATAAGAAATAACTAAACAATGTTTCAAATGCTAAATTATAATAGTATATTTAAGAGTTGAGCTTCACCAACACTAAAGAATTTAGTCCACAGACTAAACAAGACAAGCCCTAAATCGGATGTGAAGCTCCTTTTTAGGGTTTTGTTTTATATTAAGATTATGAGAGTAGAAGTAAAAGAAGAAAATGCAGAAAAAAAGGATAAATTCCCTTTTTACAGAAATATTTTAGAAAAAAGTATTGGATTTAATTTTGATAGAAATATTTTATATAAAACAACGAATACCAGTATAAACAAATTAAAAGAAGAAAATTCAACAATTTTATTTCCTTGCTTAATGATAGGGGATGAAGATATAATTGTATTATTTACAAAACCAAAATGTGGTGTATTAATAAAGACAAATTGGTCAAATTCAGGTGATTACCATGAAGACTGGAATATGAGTAGATTTAAACCTTTTCAAGGAGAGATAATTCTGTCAAATAAATAAATTATTAAACATTGCTATATCAAAAAATATTAAATTATGGTAGGAGTTATGGAAAAGTATTATGAGTATATAGTTATAATAAAAGAAAGAGCAAAAAACACAGATATAAAGAATATTTATGCTATCACTGAGCGCAAACAAGAATTAACAGAGCAATCTTTAAAAGAACATATAATCGAATTACATGGAGAAGATGTGGTTTTTCTGTCAATTAGAATCAAAGAAATTAGTTTAAAAAAGTTTTTAGAATTAGAAAATGAAATACATTAAAATATTAAGTTTAATCATGGTCCTAAGTTCTTGCGTAAAGAATAATAGCGAAAGGATTGTAAAAGTTTATCTTCAAAAGAAGCATAACAACATGATAGCAAAGTATGAGATTGAAGCAAAGCGCAAAAATGACACAACAATAACAGCAATTTACTCTTTTATGAATCCTTTATTACAAAGTGATGTTAAAATGAAAGCTGATTTTATTATAAAAGGCGATACAGTAGAAAAGGAATACATAAGAAAGTTTTATGTAAGAACTGAGGGAGAATTTAAACAAAGTAATTTGTATTAAAATGAAAGTAATATGGATAATTTAGGATATAAAGAAGGAAATAAATTATTATTAAATATAATGAATTTAATAATATCGCTATGCGTTGGGTCTGTTATATTTTTATTTGGAGCATTATTTGAATCAAAAAAAGATAATAAGGTGATGAAGTCACCCAAAAGAATTGAACCAAGTTATACAATCACTATTAAAGATGGTAAAACTGACACGTTATTTATTTACAAAAAAGAAAAATGAAATATATTAAAATATGCATAATTTAATAATTGGTTTACTGTTTTTATGTTTGATTTGTATATTTTTTATTTTTGTGCAAATGTTAAAGATAAAAATGAAAGTTGATCATGATAGGATAGAGCGTATAATAACCGATTATCATAAGTATTATGATGTTTATAAAAAAGCTTGTGCTATTCGTAAGATTGCCCCAAAAGAAGGGATATCTATAAATGAAATGCAAAAGGTGGTATATGAAAATATTGAAAATGAATAAAATATGGGAGCGCCAAAAAGAAACTTATTCGCTTTAGGGAACAACGGAGGTCGCCCTCCAAAATATGAAACACCTGAGCAATTACATGAAAGATGTACTGAGTATTTCAAGTCTTGTATTGAACTAGAGGAGAAAATAACTATTACGGGACTTGCTTTATTTTTAGGTTTTGCTGCAAGATCAACCCTTTACGATTACGCAGAAAAGAAAGAGTTTTCCTACATAATAAAAAACGCTATGCTTGTGGTTGAAAATTCATACGAAAGCAAAGGTACTAATTTTGATATTTTTGCGCTTAAAAATATGGGCTGGACTGATAAGCAAGAAATTGACATGAAAGCTGATGTGAAACAAAATATTGATCCTATTAATTGGATAGACAAAGAATAAATGCCAAACATTGTAAGTAAATATAAACCTTTATACACTTCTCAGAAAAGATACTTTCTTTTGACTGGAGGGCGTGGAAGTGGTAAAACTTATGTAATACAAGATTTGTTAATTCGTTTATTGGAGCAGATAGGACAAGGTATTCTGTACACAAGATATACAATGGTATCAGTAGACCAGACAATTATGCCGTTGTTTGTTGCTCATATTGAAAGCATTGCTGATATTAATAATTATGATGTTACAAAGAAGCTAATCAGAAATAAACGAACCGGTTCTTTTATTTTGTTTTCAGGAATAAAGGCAAGTTCTGGAGACCAAACCGGACGTTTAAAATCTTTGCCAAACATTACTACATGGGTAATTGAAGAAGGCGAGGACTTCAATGACGAGAACGCTTTTCGTGATATTGATGATTCAATAAGGGTAAAAGGAATACAAAATCGTGTTATATGGATTCAAAACCCAACAACCAGAGAACATTTTATTTTTAAGAAATTCTTTTTTGATGCTGATAACGATGTTAATAGCGTAGAATTTAGAAGCATAGAGGAAGCAGGAACTTATAAGGACCAAGAAGGAAAAGAGAAAACTTTTAAATATCAGCATTGCACAAATAAAGATGTTGAACATATTCATAGTACATATTACGACAATATTAAAAACCTTGATGCTAAAAAAGTAAAGCAATGGGAGGAAGAAAAGAAAAGTAATCCTATAAAATGGGAGAATAAATATGGTGGTGCATGGCTTGAAAAAGCAGAGGGAACAATCTTTAATAATTGGGAAATAGGAGAATTTGACGAAAGTTTACCCTATATTTTTGGACAAGATTATGGTTATGATGATCCAACGACATTGGTAAAAGTTGCAATTGACAAGAAAAATAAGCTTCTTTATGTTCAGGAATGCTTTTATTTGTCCTCTTTAGATGACGACCAAATATTTGAATTAAATTATAAACACGCTGATAATAAACTTATTATAGCAGATAGCGCAGCAAAAACAACAATACAAACTTTAAGACGTAAAACAACACAAGAAAGAAAGAGTATAAATCTAATTCCTTGCGTTAAAAAAGCCGGTTCGGTTTTGACTGGAATACAAAAAATCCAAAAATATCGTATTATTGTAGAAAAAAATAGTATAAATTTGATAAGTGAGTTAAATAATTACATTTGGCTTGATAAAAAAAGCGATACACCAATAGATAATTTTAATCACTTAATTGATCCTTTACGCTATGCACTTGACTATCTTGACAGATAAATTTTAAAATATGGTTATAATAGACAAAATAAAATCAATCTTTACTTTAAAGAATCATAATCAATTATCAAATTCAAGTGGTCGTTCTGCTTTTTCAAAATGGTTTGGTTTTGGTGGTTTTGGTTATAATCATATAGGAGAAGAAAAGCTAATTAATGAAGGGTATCTTTCAAATGAAGATGTTTTTTCTGTTATAGATAAATTGGTCCAAACTTCAGCAAGTATTCCTATTTGCTTATATGAAAAGAAGGGTGAAGAGTGGGTAAAAGTTGAGGATTTAAGCAATTCGCTTTATAACTTATTAATGAAACCAAATGAGGACCAGACCAATAAAGAATATCGTATTGAGCAGTACACAAATTATTTATTAACTGGAGATAGTTTCGAGTTAAAAGATACTGCTTTGGGCTTTACAGTCCCTACTTCATTGTATATTTTGCCTTCGCAATTTATGGAGTGTTCAACACTTACAAATCAAAGATTTTTTGAAAGACCTTCAAGTTATATTTTTTCTTATGCTGGTTATAGAACAGAATACGAAGCGGAACAATTAATTCATTCTAAAAAGTTAGATCCTTCATATCCACAAGACAGAAAAGGACTTTCCATGTTACAACCTTCTTATTTAGCTTTAGATACTTCTAATCAAGTACATAAGGCAGAATCAGCAATGATTGAAAATAGAGGTGCTACTGGAATGATTTCAAATGATTCAAGAGAAGGCTATCCAATGACTGCTGAGGAACGTGACGAACTTGACAATCAATTAAGAGATAGAATCGGAGGAGCAAACAACTATAACAAGACAGTAACAACTTCGCAAAATGTTAGGTTTACTCAGTTAGGTTCTAATTTAAAGGACTTAATGCTGGACCAAATAGATTTAAATAAACTTAGGAAGTTTTGCAATGTTTACGGTATGAGTTCACAACTTTTTAATGATCCTGCAAATAAAACATTTAACAATTTAGCAGAAGCAAAGAAATCACTTTATACAGAAGCAGCTATTCCATTGGCTCAAACCTTTGTAGATAATTGGAACGAAAACCTAATACCTATTTTCAACGAAAGAGATAACAAGGAGTATTATATTAAATTAGATACTGAAAAAATAGAGGTTCTTCAAAAAGATAAGAAAATGGAAGCTGAAAAATCTAAAATAATGATTGATGCTATTCTTCCAATTGCTGAAAAAGTAACTATGGGAACTTTAGAAAGAGCAGCAGCTATTCAGATTTTAATTTATACCTACAAAATAACAGAAGAAGAAGCCGAATTGCTTATTCCTGAAACAGTAGCAAACGAAAATAATCAAGATAATGAGCAATAAAAAAGGATATAATCGTAAGAATTGCGACTTTGAAATAAAAGCAGACGCAAAAAATCGAATGGTCGAAGGGTATTTTTCGGCTTTTGATAATGTTGATTCTGACGCTGATAAGATTTTAAAGGGTGCTTTCTCTAAATCAATCAAAGAACATGGTCCTAATTCTTCAACTAATAGAAAAATAGCACATTTAGCTTACCATGACGTTACACGTCCTATTGGAGTAATTGAGGAATTAAAGGAAGATGATAAAGGCTTGTACTTTCGCTCTAAAATGGGAGAACATACCGAAGGAGAAGACTTCTTGAAAATGTATGAAAGTGGTATTATTCGTGAGCATTCAATCGGATTTAATTACATTGCTGATAAAATAAAACAAGCAAAAGAAGGAGATCAAAACATTTGGGAAATTCAAGAGG